ATCCTGGTAAAGATTCTGCACAAACACATTCTGCTCAGTGTATTCTGCAATCTCCAGTCCGTCATCCCTTGAATTGATAACAAGCTGGTTTCCGTCTAGGATCTCTGCTGTGACCTTACCGCTTGCAATCTGCTGATTGTTTACGGAAAGCACCCATGTAGGATTCAGCATATATCCTTTAATATAAAGAACACATGGAGCTTTGTACGGACTGTTGTTTATTCCATCAAGCACTCCTGTCAAAGCATCATAGTAGGTGTAGTTATAGTCATAGTTGTACTTCTTTGCATCTGCCCCACCTGGATGAGCTGACAGAGCATTTCTTAGGAAATACCATTTAGATTCACCTGAGAAGGTGATAGGACATATCAGCCTGTTGTTTCCGTGATCAATCTCACTCTTGCCAAGGGTGGCAATTGAACAATCTAGCCGATATTCTGTGTTGATTGGTTTATATACGAGCTTTAAGGGCTCAATTGCTATGTGGTCTGCGAATGCTTTATAGTCCTCATAGCTTCTAAAGATCATTTCACCTGAGACTGACTTCTGTGCTCCGTAGGAGTCTATTTTCTTGAAGAAGTCTCCTGTTCTCAGGAATGACATTGTGTTCTTCAATCCCAGTCCATCAGGACTATGGAAAAATCCATGAGAGGACATGAGATCGAATTTCACTCCGTTTCCATTTAACAAATAAAACTCTCTCATTCTGTCCTCTCCTTAAATGTAGAGCGCACCAAGTTTTCTGTTGATGCTTCTCATGATTGCCTCTCCGTCTGCTTCGGTATATCCTCCGCTAAACGTGAAGTTATTATTCATTGTCACTGTTGCTCCAGCTGAAAGTGGTGTTGCTATATCACCGGCAACATTAGCGGCTGCAACCTGCACTTGGTGCCTTCCTGCCTCAATACCTCCTGCCAGCTGTTTCATCATGTCAGGCATCCATGTGTGGAAGTTTGACAGAGGACCCTTATCCGGCTCAGAGAAGTGGAGAACAGAAGCAATAGCACCTGCAACCTTTGAAACACACTCTTCAAGTGCTCCAAGCATTGACTCGATACCATCAATGAGGTTTTGGATCATGTCAACGCCCCACTGATAGAACTTAGCAGGAAGTGACTTGATATAATTGCAGATTTCCTCGATCTTGGTGGTAACGTAGGTTACAAGCTCGGTGATCTTAGCCTTAACTCCTACAAGCAGGTTGGCTATGGCATTCAGAATAACCATCTGTATCTGCTGGACTGAAGTTCCAAAGTATTCAAGAAGCACATTGATCATGTTGACGATCATTTCCCAGAACACTGTCCAAAACTCTGTAAAGGTTGTTAACAGGGCTGTCAAGAACTCCTGCAAGCCAGTCATGAACATTTCCTTATTGAGTGTAAAAATTCCTGTCAACATATCTATCACACCGATAATAGCGGCTAATAGACCATCTAAAATAACTTTGATGGCATCAAACGCACCTTGGAATACTGGTGCCAATAGATTGCAGAAGCCTTCCCATAATGGCTTTACAATGTTAATGAAGTTTGTGAATGCCTCTTGCATAGCTGGCAATCTCTCTTCGATTGATGCAAAGAAGTCGCTGAATGATGCTTTGATGCCTTCCCATGTGGCTGTCATGCCAGTTCTGAACTGTTCATTGGTGTTCCACAAGGTCATGAAAGCCGCAACTAAAAGCGCTATAACTGCAACGACTGCCGCAATAGGACCAAGAGCCGCAAGGAATGATCCGCTTGTAGCTCCCATTGAGCCTGCAATAGCTTGGATTCCTGTTGCAAGTGGCTCTGCAAGTTTCAAGAAACTTCCTAAAACAGTGAGCAGTTTTCCACCAACCATCAGCACTGGACCAACAGCTGCGGCGATAGCACCAATCTTAACAATCTGCATCTTTTCTTCATCACTCAGAGCATTGAACTTATCAACTAAATTCTGTATCTGAGCAACAAAAACTCTCATCTTAGGCATCAGCAAGTCTCCTATGGAGATAGCCAAGCCCTCAAGAGCTGATTTCAAAAGTGTGAGCTGTCCAGGCAGGTTGTTCAGCATAACAGCAGCCATAGCCTCAGCTGAGCCATTATACTCTCTGATAACTTCCTGTCCGCTCTTTAATGCCTCATTGAGAGGAACAACTGACCCATCAGCAAGAAGTGCGAATGCCTGTGAGGATTCATCAATTGCCTTGGTCAGCTTCTCATAATCTTCTGTGGTTGCGTTGGCGATAGCTAAGAGACCACTCATGGCTCTAGTTCCACCAAGCATAGCAGCGGCTCTAGCTTTTTCAGCGCCCTCTGCTCCAAATGTCTGCAAGTTTAACTCTTCAAGCGCTGCCTCATACTTCTTTTGTGTCAATGTTCCATCTTCAAGCTGCTGATCTAAGAGATCTAACTGCTGTTCATACTCATCAAGAGGAACAATGATATTAGCCATAGAGTCTCTGAGCTGGTCCATGATCTCTCTGAATGAGTACATCTTGCCCTCATCATCATAGAGCTCAAGACCAAGCCTCTCCATAGCCATAGCACTCTCTTTGGTAGGCTTTGCCATTCTGTTGAACATATTTCTAAGGGATGTGCCAGCCATGTCTGCCTTGATTCCGGCATTAGCCATAAGACCAAGACCAATAGCTACATCCTCAACTGAATAGCCCAAAGCACCAGCAACAGGAGCGGCATATTTGAATGACTCACCAAGCATGCTGACATTGGTGTTGGAATTGCTTGCGGCTGCTGCCAAAACATCAGCAAAGTGTGCTGACTCCTCAGCCTTCATTCCAAATGCTGTGAGCGCATCCGTTACAATGTCTGATGTCGTGCCAAGATCTTCACCAGAGGCAGCGGCAAGATTCATGATACCTGGGAGACCGCCAATCATCTGATCAGCTTTCCAACCTGCCATTGCCATGTAGGTCAAGCCCTCAGCGGCCTCTTTTGCTGAAAATACTGTTGTTTTTCCCATGTAGAGTGCTAACTCTCTAAGAGACTGCATATCGGCAGCAGTAGCACCTGCAATAGCCTGTACCTTGCTCATGGCTTGGTCGAACTCACCAGCGGTTTTCACAGCAGCGGTAAATCCTGCCACGATTGGTCCAGTAACGTAGGTTGTCATTGTTCTTCCTACGCTCATCATGGTATTTCCAAGAGTCTCAAGTTTTGCTCCCATGGCGCTCATCTTCTGAGCAACCAAGTCCAAATTGCTTGGAAGTGACCTGAGCTCGTTTTGGAGTCTGTTCAGATCTGTCTCGGCATCAGCGACAGCCTGTTTCCATTTCAGAGTCTTTTCAGAGTTTTCACCAAACTTCTCTTTGCTCTTTTGGAGCATATCGTTCAGCGCTCTGACTTTTTCCTGTTGCGCCTTGATCTGATCCTGGAGCAGTTTGTGCTGTTTGGCATTGTCTGAAAGGCTCTTGTTATTCTTATCAAATGAGCTTGTCAGAGCCTTCATCTGAGAAGAAAGTGTCTTTGTTTGCTGAATGATACTATTTATTTGTTTGCGATACTCGGCCTCACCTTCGATTCCGATTCGTGGTCCAATATTTACTGCCATATCATCTCAACTCCATAGCCTCAGCGAATGTCATTTTGTCTTTTTTGGGTTTTGCGTTTCCGTTATAGATGGAAAAGCAGTTTATCATGTCTATCATCTCCCCATACCTGGTGACCATAACTTCCTCTCTAGGTATGTTCAAAAGATGACCATAAAAAATGAGCCATGTGTCATTTAGTTTGATCTTGGCTCCTTTTTTGTTTTTTTTCCTTTGAATTTTTCCGGCTCTGTTTTGACCTCGGTGCTCATTCCAACTCCGATCTCGTTCATGAGCTCTTCTTGCAATCCTTCGAGCTCTTCCATGGTCATGCACAAAACCTCTTCTTTGTCCAGTGGTCTGCCTTCGTAGTTAGGGTTTGTATATTTCTGCCTAGCTTCGTAACCCTCGGACATGGCAACAGCCAGCTCTGCGATCAGGTCTATGATCTTGTCTGTGCTCTGCCCTTCAAATACAAGTCCAATGTTGGAAATATCGTTCTCAGGACAAAGTCTTGCGACTCTCCTTGTAGTTCCAACTGTAAGTAAAAAGTGTGTGTCTCTTCCGTTAATTAACATGATTGCCTCCTTTTGCCCTCATAAAAGTTAATAGTTTAGGTTGTTGCACCGCCAGAGATATTAAAGAACTCCTGAAGCTCTGCCTCAGCAAGTGCCTCTGTTGAGAATGAGCTTCCTCTGTATCTCCATGTCTTGTTTGTTGTGTCATCTCTCATGAGTGTTGCTACGAGAGTGGTGGTCTGCCAGTCAATCTCATCTTCCTGTGTTGCTCTCTCTTCCTCAGGAATGTTGAACTTAACCTTAGGAAGGACAACAGGCTGATAGGTTGTAACACCCTCAGACATCCAACGAACAATGAAGCCAACGCCACAGAATGGAGCGTTGCTTGCATCACCATCTGCTACCCATCCATCAACTGCAGCTGGAGCTCCGAAAATGAGATCCTCTGTGTCTCTGAAAAGACCATCAACCTCAAGTTCTACTGTTCCGCCAATGAACTCACCAGCGGCGCTCTCTGCTACTACATTATCAGCATAGAAGTTGTTGTCCTCTGCGCTTTCAGGCTGCAGATTTACGGAAACACCTCTTGCAAGGAGCTGTCCGCTTGAATAAGTAACAACACTTCCTGTGTTTGAATAAGTTGCTACATAAGGCTTTGAAAAACCTGTGCAAACTCTTCCTGCTACTGCCATAGTTTTATTCCTCCTAATGTATTATTTTTGTTATTTCAAGCTCAATCACCTGCTTCATTGTCAATTCACAGGCTCCTTTGCTTTTTCTTGTTGCTCTGTCCACAAATGGATTCTTTTTTCTGAATGACGTGCCACTGTTCACGGACCTGGCTATAAGTGCGTTTGGCTGTCCTTGAGGGTATTTCTTGGTTTTCTGCTTGTTGTAGCCATCAAAACCAAGTTTGACATGACGATAATCACCATCAGTCTGAGCATGAGATATACCAAAGCCCTCAATGAGACCTTTTTTCTGAACTGATGTGACACCCTTGCTACCTTGCTTGTTGTTAACAGGGAGCTTCTTGATCTCCGCCGCAACCTCTCTAGCAACAAGACCAGCGCCTTCGTAAATTGCTTTACCAATTGCCGGCTTAGTGTCTGCTTGTAGCTTTTCAAGCTGTCTCAGATATTCATCTACGCCCTCAAACTTCCAACTAGCCATTTATCTCACCCAAAACTCCCACTCATGATGAATGAAAGTCGTTTCCTCTTCATACTGAACAGAATTGAGTCTGAATGAGACGTTTTCCAAGTCGTTCAAAGCCTCCTGGATCTTATCAACATTCTCGTCAAACTCTGCCTTAGTGAAGTAGTCAATGGTTCCGTGTAGTCCTTGCTTCTGCTTCTTGTTATCGGCGTTCAGTGAGTCGGCCTCTTCATCCTCAGCCCACACAATATAGGACTTAACGCCCTTGGGAGCGCTTCTCCAATAGTGGTATGTGTCTGTGGTTATCTTAGCCAGCTCCGTGCCGATCTGTTCAAGTCGTGACTGTATTGAGGTCATAATATTCCTCCAATCGTGTTAATGTGAGGTCAATTGCACCCTCTTCAACGATCTCCTGAATAGCAGAAACCAAAAACTGGTTGTCACTCTCTTCGTTTGGAAATACCACATACAACTGTTGTGTGTATGATGGCACCTCCGTGTTGAAACATCTAACAAGGAGAGAGATCTCTTGGTTGGCTCCCATAGCTGCATAAAGTCTGTTGTAACCAACAGTCCTTTTGCGGTAGTACGCACTAGCAACTGTTTGGAGTTTTTCAACTGGCATAAATCCAGGAGTCGCATCATTCACCAATGTGCAAATGTTCAAAATCCCTTCTCTATCCATCAATCAATCCTCTCCAAAGGTGGTATAAGTGCTTGACATCAAAAGCGTCTTTTTCTGACTCTCATAGGAGTCTTTGAACTTGTCGGACAGATCAGCATTTCCATGGAGCAGATTGTGCTGATAAGCGCAATAAGTCATAACAGCCGTGGTGATCAACGGATCTGTGTCGTCAAGGTTTGTTATGTCTGTTGTGCAGCCCATATCCGCAAGAGCCACTAAGATATTCGCTGATATTTCATCATCAAATACGTTGGATGTTATTCCAAGCGCCGCTTTAATGTTTTCAAGCATTTTTGTTCACCTCTTTGAAACCGACCACACTATTCTCATATACATCTTGATACTCAGGATAGACAGTTATGTGTCCAATGTGTCCAAGCCATACAGTGGGCTCTGCCCATATATGGAAACCAAGGTCTCTAGCTCTTTTACAAAATGCAAGGTCCTCACCTAGTTCTCTCATAGGGAAGAACGCTGTGCCCTGTTTCTCATATACTGCCTTCACAATGCTAGTCTTTATCAGAACACAAGCAAAACCGCATCCGCCCACCTCAAAGGTGGTGGTTGGGTAATCATGACCCTGCCATCTGTCCACGCCTGGCCATATCTTCTTGAACAAGCAGCTCATGTGTGGAGCTCTCCGCCCATGAGCGATACCTGTCACGAAGTCCTTGCCGGAGAACATCAAGTTGTCCAGCAGTTCCTCGGAGAAGATCATGTCAGAGTCAAGCCACAACATGTGTGTGAAGCCTTCATCAATAGCCTTCTTTGCCAGTTTGTCTCTACCGACATACACAAGAGTTCCGCCCTGGAAACAAACTTCATAATCAATCTCATCCTCATCCAGTCTGCGGATCAGCTTTGTGAGACAGTCAACAAACTGGAAGTGCATATAATCGTATGTGGGAATAGCAATCAGTAATCTCATTTTTTCCTTGTCTTTTTCTCTTTTGTTTCAGCCTTTGCAGGCTTTTCAGGTGTCTCTGCTTCAACTGGAGCTTTGACAGCAACCTCCACAGCAGATCCTACAGATGTAAGGAAGTGACACTCGGCAGGAGAGACCTCAACGATCTCCCCAGCCTTGTGATTTATCCTTGCATCCCTTAACAGTTTTACCTTCATCAGGTTGTAGCTTCAGGCTTAGCAATGATGCAGAATCTTCCGCATGCTGTCAATGCGTGAGCTGCATACTGACGACCAACGATCTTAACCATGTCCTTCTCAGCCTCAGTAACATCGTCATACTTGATTACGATGCCATCTCCCTCAGGGTAGTTAACCTGAACACCGCTGAGGTCGCCTACGAATGCGTAAACTGTTCCAGCTTCTGCTGAATCGTAAGCTGTAAGCTCGCTTGAGAATGCAACAGGAAGGCCCATGAAAGGATCATAAGCAAAGTTTCCAGCTGCCTGAGCTGCTACAAAGTTAGCGTATGTAAGCTTGTTCATAACGATTACAGGATTTACAGCCTCATCAGAGAGGTTAGCAAATGCTGTAGCAACTGTTGTAAGTGCAGGAGCTGCTGTGATCTTAGCAACAGAAGCCTCATCTGCATCTGCAACCTGCTTAGCGCCCTTAACATCATCAACAACAAGAGCAGACAGCTTCTTGATGATCTGATATGTGAGCTCATCATAGATGTATCTTACAAGAGCCTCACCGCCCATAGCGATTGCCTCATCAGAAACATGAATCCACTTCTTGATGTTCTTAGGAATCATTGTAACGATACCAAGTGCCAGGCTCTCTTCTGTAGGAGCTGTTGTTCCCTCGTTGTGAACATAAGCACCATCAGCTGAAAGCTCGAAAGCAACCTTAAGATTGCCTCTGATGTATGTCTTTTTAACTCTTGAAAGAATGTCATCCTTCTCCCACGCTGTTCTGATGATCTCATCAACAAGTGCAGGAACAGGAACGCTACCAGAAGCATCAACTGTCAGGAGTGATCTGCACTCTCTGTCATCCTCGTTGATAAGGTATTTTGCAAAAGCATCAATGTACTCTTTTGAAGCACGGATCTCTTCGTTTGTCTTCATTTCTCTCTTCTCCTCCTTAAATTCTACGATTGTCTCGCCAGCGCCTTCTGTTACGGCCTTGCGAACTTCCTCTTTTTTGGCTTCCTCAGCCTTGCGTGTTTCGAGCTCTGCATTGATTGACCTTGT